GAGATATCTGAGGCAATATCAGCAATTGTTGAACCCTGAATCATTCCATTCTCAACGATTCTTTGAATTGCATTTGATCCTGTTCTTGCAATTTGTCTTGAGAATAAATTGATATGCTCATCAATATAATCTGTTGAGATAGTTTGATCTTTTGCCTCTCTTCCTGCTGCTCTCAGTATGTCCTGAAGTTGCTCATTTCCTGAGGTGAGAAACCATTTTCTCCATTTCTTTCCAATGGTAAATGCAGCAAGTTGAATCTCTTCATTTTCTGAGAGAAGTTGTGACCAGTCAAGAACACTTTTCTTGATCGTTTGGTTTGATGGTTCAACATATTTCTTGAGGCGATCTTGATATCGTTTTGCTGCTCCTCTAAGATATGCAGAAGCAGCAAGATTCAAATCTCTTAGAGCAGGATCTCCAATATTTCTTGCCCAAATTCGCCACAAATCACGCCTAGCTTTCTCTTGAGTTTGCTTTGATTTCACCTCTTCAATTATTGCTTTCATGCGATTCTCACCAAGAGATCCAACTGTAAACCATTTTATTTGAGCAACAATGCCTGCAATTGTGCTCAGGTTGGGAGAGGGGGGATCATTTTCATCAAATTGAGAGCCGTCTTGAAAATGTCTAGCACTCCAAGCTTCCCTTTTCCTGATTGCCATCTCTTCAGTTTCTGTTTGAGGCTCTTGTGATTGCCTTCTCACGATAGGAAGCAATCTGCGATATTGATTATTTCCCTCAATATTTCCTCCTGCTCTCCATATCTCAGGATAATTCTCTTTGAGATCTGCTGCATATTCCCAATCAAATATTTGATAGCCTGAATTCTTGAGATTTACCTCTTCATCATCTCCATCAGCAGGAAAATTTGAGGGATCAATATCTCCAACTGCTCTTGAAGTGTACTCTGTGAGATCTGTGCTTTTTCGCTCAGGATATGCAGGGGCCTCTTCATCAAAACGAGCATATAAATTTTCAATAACTGAATACATTCTTTTGAGATCTGTTTCAGATATTCGATTCAGATTATAATATCCTTGATTGAATTTTGGCTCTTTCCTGAGAGCAGAGCCTGCTGCAATCACGCCCCGAAAAACGATCTTGAGCTCACCATCAATGAGTTTTGCGATTGGGAGCCGATATCCTTTTGAATCTTGCTCTCTTCCTCTATAAACAAAGAGAAATGCTTTCTCATAATCATCAAAATTTGCAGGATCTCCTAAAATAGCTTTTGCTTCTTTTTCGGTGAATCCCCATGAGGCATCTTTTGAAGCTAGCTCAAGGGCCTCATGCTCAAATAGCAAATGCCTCCTCTCCTCATCCTCTCCCCTTGTTGAAAGAGGATGCTCAGGAGGAAGCAGATCGGTATCATATGGTTTCCTTCTGAATCGTTGGTTTCTTAATGCATAAAGAAAGCCGTTGACTCTTCCCATTGCCCATTGTGCAGCACTGCTCACAGTTGGTCGAACAGATTCAGGATTGCTCTGATATGCTCCGATTCCTCTAAGATAACAAACAGCTAAAATGTATTTATCGGTTTTCTTCTTGGGATCATCTTCAACCGATTCAAGATGATCAGCAGCCTTTTTTGAGAGTGCTTCTTGGGTGCTATCACTGAGGCTTTTGAAGGCTTCTTTTCTGTTTTCATATGTGCTCAGAGGATCCTTTGCTTTCTCAGCAGTCTCATCTTCTGAATCTTCATCTTCATATGCTTTTGCAATATGCTCAATAGCTGCATCATGCTCAGATGTGAAAACCTTGAGAAGGAAGGATCGTGCATCTTCAGCAGTCTCATCTGTGAGATCTGCAGCCTCCTCATTTCCCTCAATATCTTCAGGATATTCAAGGCCCTCATATTTATATGCAGCCCTTGGAGATATTCCATTGAGAATATGAAGTTGAACCCTGTTTAATTGTTCTGTTCTCATTTCTTGGAGAGCTTCAACGCCTGAATAATCATGCTCAAAATAAAACTCAGGATCAAAGAGTTTTGCTATCTTAGTGAAAAGAAGAGCAAGCCTCTTCCCTCTCTTTGTTTGCACAGTCCAGTAATTGCGCGCCTCTTGTCGTGATGTTGCATAATTTGCTGAGGGCAATCCAAGAACTGAGGGAGGAACACCAATAACAGCAGATATTGATTCTCTGCTCATCTCACGCGCCTTCACATATTCCATCTCACGCGCTGAGACTTGAAGAGGCTCAATCTCTGCAAGCCCTGAGAGCACCATTGCCCCCCCTTGAGCACTCATCTTCCTATATTCGCCAGCAATCTCTCTTCTCATATCAGGCCCCCAAATATCTGCAGGATCTTTTGGGTATATCAAGAGATCAGGCCGTGCTTTTGCTGAGGCATTTGAAACAAGATTTTGTGAGTTGATATCGGCTTGAATCTCTCTGCTCAGAGGCTCAATTGCACCTGTTCCCAAAACCTGAGAGGCTGAGGAACTCCAAGAGGCTAACCTGCCATGAATCACGCGCTCAGGAGGATATAAGACTCTTTGACCCCCTGAATCGTAAATATATCCCGTGATCCCTGTTTGCCCTGTTTGGATTTTGATTGCTGCAGGATGCAATCTCACAATTGAAGAGGGCTGCTCAGATGCTCCAAGAAGCAAAATATAACAATTTCCAGTGAGGATCAGATCTGTGCAAAGTTGCTCTCTGAAAAGAAACCCATCAGATGAGGTTGAGGGATTGAGCATCAGATCAATCACAGGATTCTCTTCAATCAAAACTTTATCTTTCCCTTTCAGGAGCCTCAGAGGAAGAGCAGCAAGATCTTGAGAAGATCTTGAGACTGCTGCATAGGTATATCCATGCCCTGCATATGCAGTCATTGCTTCCTCTTGTGAGTAGGTTGCTCTTACTCCTTGAGGCTGAATCCATGTTGCACCGTGATCAAGATTCTCAGGCTTGCTTTCAACCTGCTGAAGAGCTTTGATCTCAGGTGAAAACCAATTCATGATTCTGAAAAATAGATTGCTTTGTGTTGTATCACTCACGATATTTCCTTCCATTGACTTTGAAGTTTCCATAACCTCTTGATCTGAAATGTTCGATCAGTTGCCTTTGTTGATCTCCTGAATCGATATCAGATCTATACACTATAAAAGAAGATCCTGATTCACACTTGCATGAGAGCTTAGTCATATCTTTTCTGTTTGGCTTCTCTTCTTGGAGAGCTTCAGCCTCTGATATTTGCTCTTGATTATAGGCATGCAGTTTTGCTTTCAAAATCTGCTCTTCTATGGAGATCTTTCTTTTACTCATATCTTGCTCTCTGCCTTGAGAGGCTCATGCAGATATATCTGAGAGCATCAAGAGCATGATCATCTTTCTTTATTGGGATATCTTTCTTTTGATCGGGTTTCCATCTATAAAGCCTAAATTCTCTGATGAGCTTTTTACAACAATCATGAATCAAGAGAGCAGGATATCCTTCAACATCAAGTGAAAGCCGCCTCTTAACATATTCAATCCCCTCATTCAGTCCTAAATGTTTTGGAGCAGGCTTTGTTGGGATATTGCAATATCTAGCTAAGGTCAATCTTCCATCTCTTGATTCAGGATCTGCTGTTGTCCAATCCACCTGAGGATCTCTTTTGCTCAGAGCATATACTGCTTTCCCTGCTTCAAGAGTTGTCATTTCTGTTACTTGATATTCTCTGTAAATGTGCAAAGTATCAGTATTCTCATCATATGCAGCCCATAAACAGCAGAAAGGGTTTCTTGTTCCAAAGTCAACCCCCCTGAATCGGGGCCACTCTTCTGGAAGAGGCTTGCTCTCAATCACATGAATCTCTTTTCTGAACTCGGAATATATCAACCCTGTTTGAGTTGTGAAAGCTCCAAAGAGCCTTGATTGTTGGGCCTGCTCTGAAAGATGTTGAACCGCACGTCTTATTTTAACAGACGATACAAAAGGATTATCAAGCCCTGAGATTTGAACAGCAGCAAAACCATCAAGGCCCTTTTCAATAAACAATTCATGTGTCCATGTTAGGCCCTTGAGAGGAGTCATTGTGAGCAATATCTTTCCCCCATAAGGAGTATCAGCACACCTCAAAAGGCACTCTTCAAAGATATTCTTTTGATGCTCTTCATCAAGCCAAACAAGAGAGATTGCTCTCAATCCTCTTCCTCCCATTCCCTGATATTTTTCTCTTCCAGCATCAGCACTCATAGCAATGATTCTCCCTCCATTGGGAAGAGTCACAACAGATCGACCTGCACCCGCCCAATTCCTGAAAGAGCATCCTTGAGGCAAATATTGATTAATCTTTGGTCTGATATACTCAACAGAATCATTATAGCTCAAGCCTGAAGATATCACTGTTGAGGGCTGAGGAGGGAGCAGATCAAGAGGAATCTGATTGAGGGCGGCCCATTGTTGAACCCACCATTCTTGAGATCCTGCAGCAAATGCAACTGCAAGCATTGCCCCAAGTTGAGTCTTTCCTGCTCTGTTTCCTCCTGCAACAAGAAACGCCTCTCTTGGGAAGGAGAGAGGGATCTCAATCTGAGAAGATCTTGATTCTGTGATATCGCAAGAGTCACACCTCCAAACACCATGAGAGATCCTGCTCATTGCTTTTCCACATCCTCTTTCTCGTTTTGATTCTGAGGCTAGCCCATCAAAACGACAGCAATGAGGAACCCATAAACGAGAGAGAGCAAGAGGATATGCTCTTTTTATTTTGCTTAGAGTTTTAATATTTCGATTCATTCAAGCCTCTTGATCTAGCCCTCAGATCTTGTTGATATAAATCTAGAAACTCAATCTTTGACTCATGAGATCTCTTTGATCTAGCCCTGAGATCAAAATGATAGAGATCCCAAAACATCATTTCATTTATGCCTGAAGAATATCCTCTCTTGAAGAGCAATAGAATATTCTCAGCAGCCCATGATTGAGGAAGAGATCTGCCTGATAACCATTTTGAAACGGTTGAGTGATCAAAGCCTATTTCATCAGAGAGATCTTTGATTGATAACTCAAAATATTCTTTGTATTGCCTGAGCAGATATCCGATCAAGGTTTGAGAATACACAGTCTTTCTCTCAAGAGTATCAAAGATCTCTCTGCTCTTTCTTTTCTGCTCTTTCACTGAAGAGGGGCCTTCTTTGAGAGCATAGATCTCACAGAGTCTCAAGATCGTGTTTTCTCTTGGGATGCTTTGACCTTTTCCCCATCTCAAAACGCTTCTCTCTGATCTATCAGTGAGATATGCAATATCTGAATTTGTAAGCTTGAGATGCTCTTTGATGCCTCTGATCATCTTTGAGATCTTCATCTTCTCTCCACTTGATCAAGCGTTTTGAGGCCCTTGAGAGCTAGCAAGAGGAGTTGCTTTTTGTGATAATTATTCATGCCTGAGATCTCTTTGCAGAAGAACTCAACAAAATTCTCAAGCTCATGATCTGAGGGCACTCTCCTTCCTGCAAACCAATGAGCAAGGATTGCAGGGTTTTGCTGGATGTAGAACGCTAGATCTCTGTATCTGAGGCCGATCAAGATTCTCATGTGTTCAAGTGCACGTGATAAATTTGATTCATTCATATCACTGCTCATCCAAATCAATAACAGGCCCCAAAACGATATCCTGAAGAGCCTCCTCTCTGATCTGCTCAATGAGAGCAGGAACATCAGAAGAGGATATTTCAACGGTTATATCAATAGGATTTGATTCAGCTTTTGCACTATAATTGCAACGCCTCTCAAGTAACCAAGCTGAAGCTTGCCATGATCCATTATTTGCAGCAGCACTCATCACAGAGAGATTCCTCAAAGCAAATTGCGCCTCTGCTTCTTTGCATGCTCTCATAAAGTCGTGATATTCGCCTTCATTTTGCTCTCTCCCTGTTGCTAGCCACCTAAAGAGGGTTGACTCCGCAATCCCAGCAAAAGCAGCAGCAATTGCATATGTTGATCCAAGGAGGAGAGCCTCAACAACTTTCCTTTTCACTGAGTCCTTGAAAACAGAATTTCCATGTCTTTTTTTGATCTTCCTTCTCATGATTGCTCCTTAAAATGGAATTGTTAATTGAGAGTTTTCTCTGAATCGTTCATGCCTTGCCCATTGCACGCGGCCCTGAATAATCGGAATATATTCAGGAGTTAATTCAAAACCGATTGAATCAAACCCCTCAAGAGTTGCTGCTGTGAGTGTTGTTCCTGATCCTGAGAAGGGGTCAAGCAAAACACCTCCTTCAGGTGTGACAAGTCGACAAAGCCACCTCATGAGCCTCAGGGGTTTGACTGTTGGATGAAAATTCTTGACTTCTGCGGCGGTTCTTCCTGCTCCTGCTCTTGGGTTTTCAATCCCAGCAGAGCCTTTCTCTCTCTCAACAGCATCTGCACCTGAGATCGGCTCAAGATGCTCAAGGCCCTGCTCTCTTTCCCGCCTTGAGGCTTTGGGGCATTGATAGATATTTGCAGGCCATCTCCCCAATTCATTTACTGGATTGTCAAATTGGCCATTTGTATATAACCCTAAAGAGCTACAACCTCCTTTGGGGTTATTCCCTCTTGATTTTACAGGATCATCAGGCCCAATCCAACAGGGATCACCATATCCAAAACGGCACTCATCAATATTGATTGCCCCTGTTCCAGTGCTCAAAACTTGCCTTGCAATGCTCCCCTCCTCAATGGGTTTCCGTGCAAGGATTGCAGGCTCATATG